GACATTGTTCACCGCGATCTCGGCAGTCTCGGTCGGGATCAATTCACTGCCCCACCACGTGTTCACCAGAAGCAGGATCAAGGCCAGGACCGGACCCATCACGCCGAGTGACGTGAAGGCTCCCTCTGTGCCCGATGCAGCTCCCAGGTGCTTCAGCCATTTAAGCATCAGTCTTCTCCTTCTGCTCAGCTCCCAGAGCGATCCACGTGACCGCTCCAGTCACACCGTACTGGACCAGAGCCTTCTGAAACGCAATGAGGTCGCGCTCAGTGGCCGATCCAAAGTCTCCATCAGCCAGCAGCCGGTAGCCACGAGCGCCCAGGAGCGTCTGTAGTGCCTCAACCTCCGGTCCCCTGCTGCCGCGCATCAGTCGCGGCCAGCCTCCCTCCACAGGCGTCTCTGCGCCGCTGGAGAGCATGTTGACAATCTCGCCCGCAGTATAGGTGCGATCCACTCCCCGCAGCCTACCGGCTCCGTTCGTGCCCCAGACCGGCACCTTGCGGTCGCTGTAGACACCATCCTCGAACATCCGCATCTCCCTGGTGCGGCGAGGGACGATGCTGCGAGGTCTAATCCAGCCCATGAACCCATCGGCAGCAGCAGCTCTGTTGCCAGCGTTCAGTGAGGTCGTCAGCCGTGCCCGATGGATGCCTCCGGTGTTGTAGTCGAACGAGACCAGTGCATCCAGTTCGTGCTGCTCCAGAGGCACCTTGACGGCGTCTAGGACACGCTTCGTGTACTTGCCCACGTCATGCTTGAACAGCGCCAGAGCCTCGGTGAGAGGCATCTCCACATTGCGCGGCATCGAGCGTGGGTCAGGTGGCCCAGCCATGTGAGTGTGACCACCGGCAATCGTCCAGACGCCGACGCCGTCGAGGTAAGGCTTGAGGACGATGCCCTCCTCGCCGAGAAGGTTCGCCAGCCCTCTGTTGCTCATCTCTGTTGCCGACATCAGTAAGGCTTCCCTTGGTTGAACAGCACGCCAGTGCGCTTCTGCAATTCGATGACCTGATCAGCTATCGTCCTCTGGCTCTGCTGGATGTTTTCGCGGAGCAGATCCAGCTCACGCTGGTTGTGGTTGATCTGCCCCTCGATGGTATGCTTGTTCGCTTCGATCATAGCAATGACAGATGTGGGATGCCCGTTGCTAGTGTGGTCGCGAAACTCCGTGGTCACGATACTCACATGTTGTGCGAGCGTCTCGACTTGCTTCGTCAGGTTATCGTAGTAGCCGTTGATCTTTGAGTTCATGCCAAACGACACGAGCGTGCCCAGCGCAATTATACCACCAAGCAGGAAACTCATTGCCTGATAGTTTGGCTTCGCTGCATCAGTGAGACGGTCTTCGATCTCATCAACACGCCTCTCGGTCTTCTCGACAGATACGAGCGTAGGTGCATCGCCAACCTTAGTCTCAAGGCTTGCGAGACGCTGAGACACAGTGTCAAGAACGGTGACCACGCGCTCCTGGGTTCGCTCAATCGCAGCAATAGCTGTCCAGTGAGCATCCGTTCCATTTGCCACCCGCGCACTCCTAGTTTTTCTTGTAGTCGTCGTCATGCCAGCCCTCCCGGCTCACTGCATCCTATCGAGATCATCGACATAGCCACGGACGTAGACATCGAGGTCGTCGGTACCATCGTTCAACGAGTGATATACCTGCGCCGATGTGTTGCAATAGAACGGCAGCGTGACGCAAACCTCCGTTCTGTTAGCTGCGGCGGAGACCGTAAACGTCAAATCGTTAGAGCCGGTGGCGTCGTCAGGTGGCCCCATCGCGTAAATAGTCCATTCTCCATCAACCTCCAACTCAACCTGCACAATCGGGCGAACGCGAACTCCCGCAGGGATTTTGTTGAGGGTCTCAAGCTGCCTAGTTATAGCTGCGGTCTGTTCCCCACCGCCGATCTGATCAGAGCCTTCAGCCGCCCACCAGACGTGGTCGCCGACGCGCCAGAACGCATAGATGTTTGCGCTGGCGTCTGTCATTACGCTGTGGATGCGCCGCTTCTGAGTGTAGCCAGACGGCATCGTCGGTGACGACGCAGAGGTCGAGGCGAGAGCGTCTACCGCACCAGTCGTGGGATTGCGGATTGCGAAGATGTGGTAGGTCGTGTCGAGCGCGATGCTGCCCGCATCGAGCATGCCCGCAGCAGCTCCAGCGGCCCACGCAGCGTCGAGCTGCTTCCCGGCGAGCGCACCAGCCAGGACAATGACGCCGGTCCCATCATCGTCGCAGCAAGAGCCAGCCGTGATGTTGAGATCGTGGTCGGCGTCTGAGCCGTTCGAGCAGATCAGACCGTGCTTGTACCCAACGGGGACAGGGTTCTGCGGCCCGATGACCTCATAGTGGTCGCCGGTCGGATTGTAGACCGCGACGAGCATCTGCCCAGCCTTCAGTTCGCCGCTCTCGTACTCATGCAGGGGACTGCCCTTGTACAGATACTTGGCACCGAGACCATCCACGTTGAGTGTGACGTTGTCGGTGTTAGCCCTGTCCACACGGAAGCAAAGGATCGACTGGTCGGAGAGAGCTGTGTGCGTCTGGTTCGTCGTCAGAGTATAGGCGTTGCCGCTGCCCGCTGTCGTGAGAGAGCCGCGCTGATCCTGATAGTATTTGGCAATCGCAGACATCAGCTCGCGGATTACGTCATTCACCTTGCCAGCAAGCATGCCCTCTGGCGCACCGTTAGGTGGCGCACCGTTGTTGTCGGCTGCCGTCATGTCGAGTTCAGAAAGATTGCTCATCCTAGTTCCTCATTAGGTAATCGACTGCTTGGTCAGCGCCCTGGCGCAACGCCTTGTTCCAGCCCTTGACGAAATCCGGTGACAAGCTCTCTGCGACGTACTGCCCGCTCGCCATGTTGTTCAGCTTCGCCACCAACGCTTCGCGCTCGGTCGGAGGCTTGTCCAGTATCTTCGTGAGGACCGATGCCATCGTGTAGCGAGGCACGCTCGTGATCCCGTCGATCATTTGGTTCCTCGCCGTGCCCAGCCAGTTTCCCGCTCCAGTGCGTGTGCGACCGGCCAGGATGCTCGCCGTAATGCCCATACCTGCCGCAACGAGAGCCTTCTCAATCGCCGCGTCGCGAGCCTCATAGTCTCTCTTGGTCGCAGCCTCGCCGGGAAGCAGCTTGCTGCCAGCCTGGAGGACGACGCCCATCGCGAGAGCCTGGGCAGCAAAGCCAAGCAGACCACGCTTCGGCAAACCCTTGAGCCGATGCTTCGCCGTGCCCTCAATAGCGCCGAGACCTGCCTGGATGCCTCCGGTGAGCGCAGCGGTCTCTAAGGGATCGCCTCCCTTGATCGCTGACAGCATGAACCCCTCAAGGCCAGCTTCTGCCGACTGGCCTGCCCAACGCTTCGCACGCAGCGCAAGCGGTCGCTTCCACATGCGCCGCGTCTGCGCCTCGGCCCTGCTGGCGACGTAGCCTTTGTCGGCTGTCTTGTCTGCGATCTCCTCAGCCTTGTGGATACGAGCTGCCGACTTGGTCTCCAGCTTCCGCGCCGCATTGGCGAGCGGCATCTTGCCGGTCATGAGACCAAGCACGTCCGTGCCGATTTCACCTGCCATCGAGGTGACCGGGAACTCCGCAGAGATCGCGTCACGGTCAGCCTCGACACTGTCAGCGCCCGCGCCGGTCAGCTTGCCCATCACATCGTTCGCGTTGGGTGCGTACTGCATGAAAGGACCAGTCAGCTTCGCACGCTCCTCTGGAGGAGTGTTGACGCCTTGGAACCCTGACCTGATGGGATAGGTCGCGAGATCAGCCAGCGCGAACGGCGTGGCCAAGGACATGTCGATAGCATTCAGGCCACCTGACATCAGCGCAGCAGAGCCTGGAGAGGCTTCCTTCCTCCAGTGCTCGCGACGCCGCTTGGTGTCCTCAGACATGTGCAGGAGACGCTGGTAGGCGTCGTAGGCTTGTGCCTGGGTCTGACTGACCTGCACCGCCTGTGTGCCCGCCCCAGCCTTCTCAGCAACGCTCTGATTGACCATAGGGTCATCGAGAGGCACAAGGCGTGCGTCGGTCTGAGATGCTTCAAGAGGGATCAGCCTCGCATCCATCTATCGAACTCCTGCCTTTGGAGCCAAGCCGTACCGCTTGCCCCCGATGATGACCTCAGTCACTCCAGCGGCCAGCAGCCGATCGATCTCAACCGTGGACGGCTCCACTTTGTACGCGGGGATTTTCTTCGGCTGTCCGGTGCGAGGATCAGTACTCTCAGCAACACCATCAGGCTGCGGAGCTGCTGCCGCTGCCTTCTTGCGAGCGCGTCGAGGCTGCGCCGACACAGTCGGAACCTCCGCAGTTGGCTCGGCGTCTTCTGTCGTGTCCTGCCAGGGATAAGTCTCGCCGCTGTAGTCCGGTAGCTCCCATCCCGGCACGCCGCTGATGTACTCCTCGGCTTGCCCAAGGAGCTGCTCCGCGATCTTCTTCTGCGTCGCAATCGGGAACCCTTGGCCGAGACCTTTCTCAGCGCGAGCCTGTGCGCCGACAGCGTTCGAACTGCCAAGTGCCACGTTCGCTTGCGCCTTGAGCGCATAGGCGACGGCGTTCAGAACTTTCTTCTGCTCTGCCTTCGGCAAGCCTGAGATCATCTCACCACCAGCCGACAGAACTTGCCCGACAAGGTCGTCATCGGAGATGCCCGACGCCGCAGCGGCTGCGAGGTCAGGGTTGTTCAGAAGACGCTGCGCATAAGGCTTGTCCTGAAGGTAATTGAGGGACTGGTTCAGGCCGTAGAGTTGCTGATAGTCGGTGAACGCACCGCGCCGCTCCAGAGCGATCTGCTGCCCCTTCTCTTGGAGGTCGAGCCTCTTTTGATCGTTGCCGAGACCTGCTGCCTCCGCTTGTACGGCGTAGAGAGGGTTCGTCAGGTTGCTCACGAGAGCCTGCACGCTCGCCTGCGGCATCGTCTCATACGCTTTGTTCAGAACCTGATCCTGTGGGGCGTCTGGGTTCTCCTGCTTCCATTTCATGAAGGCAGCGAGACCTGCTTGCTCCTGCTGCGCCTGGGATAAAGCCTGACGACGCACATCGTTCATGATCGACTGCTGCTGCCGCTCACCGGCATAGGTGTTCGCACGACCGAGAGCCGTACCAAAGTTCGTCGGATGCGTAGGGTTAGGTGCCCCAGCTTGCATGAGGCCGACGCCCATGTTGAACGCAGGGTTCTCCATCAGCCCACCGATGGCACCACCTTGAGGCTGGCCGGTGTTGCCTCCGCCCATGAACAGAGCCTGTGCGAGTTCATCGAGGTTCATAGTCTTCTCCTAGAAGATGCTGCCGATGCCGCCGATGAGACCACCAGCGAGCGCACCGATGCCTGTGCCAATGCCTGGGAAAACAGAGCCGATTGACGCGCCGGTCGCAGCTCCTGAGAGCGCACCACCAGCGCCTTGCGCGAGCTTGTTTCCTTCGTAGAAGGACGGCGTGACGACGCCAGCGACGGCGTTCTTGCCCTTCGTTGAGCTGGTGCCGCTGGTCTTGCTGGAGAACGAGCTGTCCTGCCCAAGCCACGGCTGGAGGAAGCCAAGCTCACCCAACGCTAGCTGCGCCTGTTGCAACGTGCGTGCGTCCTTGCCCTGGCCGATGCTCTCCATGATCGAAGACGGCGTCAGCGCCATGCCGGGGAGGAGACCAGCAGCCTTGAGCTGGTTCGCCCGCTCGAACTGGTATTGCTGCGCGAACGGATCAGCGAACGCTTGCGCCATCGCAGTCTTAGCCAGACCGCCATCGCTGCGTCCACCTGCTGCGAACGACGACAGCACTCCAGGCATACCTTGCCGGAAGGCAGCGTCCACCGCTGCGTTGAACGCATCGCCACCGTAGAGGTAATCGCCACGCGCCGTGTCCGACATGGTTCGCAGCGACGTGTCAATGGCCGAGTAAGGATCGACACCGTGCGCCACATCACTCGCCATGCCCCAGCTCTGGAGCAGCTCCGGTGGTATGTCAGCGAACCCCTCGCGGATGTCGCCGTAGTCACCCAGGCTCCCGCGCCAAGCGTCCTGCACCCAGGTCGGAGCAGTTACAGACGTGGAAGACTGACCAGTCGTGTTGCTGGTAGACTTGGTCTTGCTGTTCGTGATTGTGTTCTGTTTACTTTTTTGAGGCTTCGGTTCAGAGCTGCCGCCCATAACGCTTCTCCATCAAGATCGCCTTGGTGCGCCAGCCTCTCTCTTTGAGCTGCTGCGCAGTTCCAGTGCGTGCAAAAGTCTCTAAGCAGTACGCTCCCGCTCGATCACACACATCGTCCATATAATCGCAGAACGGGTCTTTCCACACATCCATGTTCCATCCGGCAATGCCGACAACCTGACAAGCAAGACCGCGCTCACGCTCCTCGAACCTGTATATGCAGCTCCCGACAATGCGGTCATCGAGATAGCCGACAATCATGCGGTAAGTTCCCGCTGCGAGGCTCTCAACTATCTGAGCCTCAGTGAGTGTGTCGCCAGCTCCTCGCAGGAGCATCCGACAGTATTGGCGTCTAAGCACCGGCCAGATCGCGGGGAGGTCTGGCCCTACATGCTCGATCCTAAGTCGTGCTGACGGCTGCTCGGTCAGTGACACGTCTCCAGTTTGTTCCATCGCTGAACGCCGGTACAGCTCCACCAACGTCATCGGTCACATAGACCATGCCGTATGTCCAGTCTTCAGCGTCGGGGAGATCGGCAATGGCATACGCAGCGAGGCGCAGCGGTCGCGTCATCCCCTCCGATCCATCCTTCGGCAAGCACGAGTTCGCTCGAACAGCGATGCGCCGACGATGCTCCGTGGGATCACTCCACTGGAGCGGCGCAATAGGACGATCTGTACGATCAACCACGGCGTCCCCCAGATCCTACGTCACGCTTGTCAACGATGACGCCGAACGCCTTGCTCCACGTGCCTCCCACGTTCAGCTCGACGCGATGGTATCGACCATTGGTGCGGCACACGACGCGACCGCCAGTGCGAGGCGTGAGGATGTCTGACCAGATTACCGCTTCGGCAATATCGTTGCGCGTCCCAATGCGAGCCGTAATAGAGACAGCGTCTCCCTCCACCATCGGACGGAAGCCGCCGACACGTGTGCGCCGGTCGCCATCGAACATGTACTCGCGAGTGACGATGGTCGCGGTCCTTTCCTCCCCGTTGAAGAAGCCAGACTTGTAGTCCGTGAAGAACCCAGCCAGCGTGCGCTGCCCGCCGATGAGCGTCGGACTGTCGAGCGAGATCGGGATCACATCGAGGTCCGCGTACAAGCTGTCGAGACCTTCCAGAGTGACCGCAGAGCCTGACGCCTCCCACAGCAGGTCGCAAGCCTGATCGATGTGAGACCAGCGACCGCGCCCGTAGTCGAAGCAGATAATCTTATTCGGCGTGCCGCCATCGCTGCCGCCGCCAGGGTAGCTCCAGAACACTCTCTGGTTCGCCGGGTCGGCAGCGGAGCTGATCCTGTTGAGGCTCGAACGGTCGAGGTCGGCGAGGACAAAGTCATCCACACGGTCGAGGCCGATAGGCTGAACCTGGGAGCCGTTTGCCAGTGCATAGAACCCGCGAGACGATAGGAAGAAGATGATGTCGTTCGCCCTGACCGCAGCTCCCGGCGCGATGAGGCCAAGGCCGGGGACAATCTCATCGAACTGGAACACGAGAGGCGCACCGACGAAGGTCATGCGAGTGATACTCTCATCCTGAAAGATGATGCCGTACTCGCCGCCAAAGATGCGCTGGATTTTCCTCTGTGGCAGGTCTTCGTAGTCAGCCAGCGTCGAGGGATCGACCGTCCAGTCTGTCGGATCTTGGAAGGCGCACCAGCGGACACGCCAGGGAACCTCGTTGTCCACGCTGTCATTCGTGTAGCCGCCCACGACAAAGTCGCGGATCACGGCCACGTGCTTGAACTTTACAGCAGTCGTGAGATCGGCAAAGGCCGTGCTGCCAAGCGTGAGCGTCTGGGGATTGTTCGTGTAGTTCGTGGCGATGACCGTGTTGCGCCACTTGGCAAACTCCCAGGCATCGCCAACCGCAGTGTCGTACCTGTCAGGAGACTGGAAGATCAGCTCGGCCACCGACATGGTCGCCGTGGAGCCGTCATGGTCGATCTTTACCCAAACGTGATCCCACTCTGTCTCTCGGTCGGTGCATGTGATCGTGCGCCCAGCACTCTCATCAGCAGTGTCGGTAAAAGCGGCAAGCGTCCCGATCACTGTGCCATCCGTCGAGTTCGCAGGTACCGTGCCCTCCTTGCCGTACATCGTGAGCGTGACGCTAGGGTTCGCGCCACTCACGAAGCCAGCGTCGTCAGAGCCATGCACGACAACTCGATGTATCTGGCTTGCCGCCGCGAGCGTCTTGCCTACCCACGCACTGGTGGCCGACGCCGCAGTCGCACAAAGACTTACGTTCTGGGTCGTGTCGTCATCGAACGCAGCAACCAAACCACCGTCGCCGGTCATGTCTCCGATGTTGGTGCCGACGCCTGTCAGCTCGATGGCAGTCCCAGCTTGCAGTGAGGCGTCAGTCCACGCATCACCTACGTTGATGTACAGCTTCGTCTCATCGCCGCAATACTGGAGGACCGCATCACTGTCGTCGCGGAGCTGTACAGCGCCACGCGGATAGGCGTCGAGCGCAGTAGTGACCGTCACCAGCTCGCGGAACGGACCATAGCCGCTCGGCCCAGGCACGCAGTTGAGAGCCTCGGCAACGCCGTCGATCTCAATCGCAGCCTTGTCAGGCTCCCAGGAGCCAAGGTTGAAGACGTGAGCTGGCATTAAGGACGCGCTCCAATAGGCCGGGACACGAGCGTGCCCACGTGTCTGCTTTTCTTGTCAGAGAGGTTCGCGGAGCTGAGATACTCCTCGTACAGTCCCTTCCACGTGGGGATGCGCTCGTCATTGTCGAGGAAAGGTTCCGCCGCCACCAGCGAGCCGTAGAGATACAGAGCTGGGTAGTTCGTCAGGATCGGGTTCGTCAGGTTCGAGCTGCTCAACGCCGTCACGTCAGCGTAGTAGATCATCTCCGCGCTGTATTCACTGTCGCAGACACGGTCGAACTCGATCTCCTCGTGGATCGTGTACCACTTAGGTTTGCCAGACGCGCTGTTGATCTGCCGCGTCATCTCATCCTCGTTGACGAACTGGAGCCTTGTGACTGGCGTCGTCATCAAGCGCAAGTTCCGCATGTGCCTGTAGCCGGTCGGCAGCGCGAGGTAACGCACCGTGGTCGAGCAGCTCGCCGTCGCACGCTTGATCATCTCACGCACGCGCAGATTATGCTTGTGATGCTGCTCGGCGAGATCGATGAAGGTGTCGATGCGACTGGTTAGGTCATCGTTGTCGAGCCAGTCGGCGATCTCAGCCTTCAGATTGTTGTAGTTGTCGAGGCTCATGGTTCTTCGTCCTGCTCGTCGGAGCTGTCATCAACCTCTGTCTGGACTGTCCAGGGATCGACCAGCTCATCCTGCTCTGTGTAGTTTCTCTCACTCTCAAGCGCATCTGACCAGCCTGAGAGTTCCTCAGACTGCTCCGCGGAGACGTCCTCGAACTGCGCACGCTGAAGAAACCTGCTGAACCTGCTGACAGTCGCCGTCACTTGCACCACCACAGTAATGCCAAAACCACGACCGACCGTCACCACCGCGCTCACGGCAGCGGAGGCGTTCTTGCCAACGTCCTTGAGAGCCGAAACCGTCACGTCAACGGTGCCTCCGCTCAAACTGACGGCTGCGCTCTTGATCGCTTGCACCAGCGCAGTGACGGGGATTGTCGCCGACAGCGCCACCGCCTTGAGAGCCTGAACGGCAACCACCACCGGCACTGAAGCCAGCTTCCCCACATCCTTCAGCGCCAGGACCGTAACCGAAACGGAGGAGCTGGGAGCTGTGTAGGCCACGCTCTTGACCGGCACGACCGTCGCATCGACGGCCACACTCTCAGCCTTGGCCACAGAGGTCTCCCCGCGAGCCACAGTGGCGTCAACAGCGATGCTCGCGAGCTTGCCCACCTGCTTGACAGGATCGCCGACTGTTACATCCACGGCACCGCCAGACAGGCCCAGAGCTGCGCTCTTGACCGCAGAGACGGTCGCCGTAACCGAACCTCCCGACACAGCATAGGTGACAGCCTTGAGCGCAGTCACAGTCGCGTCCACCAGCACGCTGACAGCATAGGTGACCGCCTTGCTGACAACCTCGACAGTCGCGTCCACAGCAATCGACGCCGAGATCGACGCCGCCTTGAGAGGGTCGGCGACGGTCACCGCGACATTGATGGTCGCGCCCTGCGCGTAATTGGTCCCGCCACGCGGAAAGTCAGGACCGGCTGTCGGCCCTCCTACCCCAATGCCGCCGGGACCGCCTGTAGGACCGGGAGGAGCCATGCCAGCTCGCCTTTACTCTGTCGGCTGCGTCGGGTCTAAACCGCCGCCCTGCCCTGCGCCTACGCTCCCGGCGTCGCCCTTGTCGCTGCACCAAGAGAATTGCTGCGCGGCTGCGGGCAATTCATCCCAAGCCGCGTAGCACTCGGCGAGCGTGTCAAACTCGCCAATGGCTTCGACCGGGACGCGCCCCCGCAAGAGCGATTGGTGAAACAGGATTGCAAACGTGATCGTGGAAACTAGCGCGAGCTTGTTCATGGGTTTCTCACTTTTTTCGACGGCGCTCTGCCGCCCTTCTCAACAACCTTTGCCCGAACCAACTCCCTCACTGTATCAGGCTGCGACAACTCCGCGTCCTCCTCGAAAGGGACGCCGCGCTCTAGCGCGTCAAGGCGTTTTTTTAGCTGCTCGTTCTGAAAGTCTTTTCCACTCGCACGATAGCTGGCCGTCGCCTCCCACATATTTACAATCGGGTTCTCGATTTCCGGTGTCGGATCATTAATGTCGATCTGCTCCATCTTGTGCCAGCCATCCCCGCGCGGACGCTTCACGATGCGCTTGAACTTACCTTCAAGGAAGCGGTCGCCAATGAGCGAAGGCTCCGGCCCAATGTCGCCCTCGACTACCGCCGTCGCGCCTTCCGGCACAAAAGAAGCCCAATCGGCTTCCGTCCATTCGTCAAGGATGACAAGCCTCGCCGTCACCACGGCGTCCTCGATGATAACGAGCGTCTTGGTCGGCTTGCCTTCGTCAACCTTGACCACGCGCGACGGCTGGCCAACAGGTGCCCCTTGTCCATGTGCCGCGCCCGCAAGCGCAAGCAACAATGCTGCGAGTATCAAGCGCATCTACCCCTCCACCAATTCGTCAATGATGCAGATTGCAGGACCGCCAGCGCCGCCAGCCGATCCTGTTGTGTCATTATCAACCGCGCCGCCGCCGCCGCCGCCGTATGACTGTCCAGTGTTGCCCGCGACATCCGTTGTAGAAACATCGGGAGCCATACAATTCCCGCGTGATCCCTTTCCTAAAAAGGCATCGCCACCAAATCCCGCACACCAAGTTGTCTTGGTTTCTCCTCCATCTTCGGGAGTTGCATAGCCATCCGTTCCGCTCGCGCCGTCAACCTCAAAATCACCACCAGAAGCCACGCTGCCTCCAGCACCTGGGGTCCAATTGTAGAAATACCCAGTGGTGGCTGCCGCTCCGGTGCCGCCACCAGCGTACCCACCGTCAACGGTTAGCGTGCCGCCTGTGCCAGCCGGGTTAAAACTGCTGTCCGTAGCAGTACCGCCAGCGCCGCCACTTGTGTTACCCGCAGCGCCAACCGCGCCGATTGTGACGGATGCGTTCGCGCCCATTTCGGTCGCGTCATAGCTGATTTCGGCATACTGCCCGCCGCCGCCGCCATCGGCAGGCTTGGCAATAGTTGCGCCATCGCCATTGTCCGATCCGCCGCCTCCGCCCCCTGCCGCTTGGCAGCGCACAAAAAAGCTGACAGCGCCACTCGTCGGCGTGTAGGTGCCCGTTGCCGTGATAACTTGTCGAACGAGCGTGTAGGTCGTGTCAGCGTCATTTGTGTCCGCATAGTCCTTAACGGCTGCGGACGTGGGGATCGACGTATCGTTATCGTTGGAGCTAATCCCCTCGCTCTCAATAATCGTGAAGGTGTCTGACAGCTCGCTATCGGCCACCACATCTGCATCCAAGGCGCAGGTGCCGGTCGTGCAGGTAAAATCACCTTTGTCGGAGTTGAGAACCTCGTCCGCTTCAGCAGAGCCATCGATGCGAGCGTCTTCGATTGTGCCCGCCGAGAAGAAGGCCGTCGCGCTGTCGCCCGTAAGCGCAGCTCCAGCCTCTGCGTCACCGGCTGCGTAGTTCCCGCTGGTCTGAGTACCAAGAGCGAGGTCACCTTGCAGGTCCGCGAGGTCGAGCGCACCCTCAAGGGTCGTCTCTGTCGTCGCGTCGATGCTGCCGAGACCTGTGAGACCAGAAGCATCGATGCTGGCGATGTCCAGAGCGGCCACGCCGTCGATGAACGTCCCAGGCCCCCAGCGAGCGCACACTATGTGCGTGCCAGCCGGAAGCGTCAGTGCCACTCCGCTGCCGTCGCTCGACCAGCGAGCTGTGCGCGATACCGTATCGGGAGCTGCATCGGTAAACGTCGCCCGACCATGCTCCCACTTGCCGTTACTTGCCTCGATTGAGTACTCGAACGTGTCGCCGCTCGAAATCTGCGAGCCGATAGCGACGTACTCGATGCCGCTCGTCGTATATGCCCCAGCCAGATCTACCGTGCCTGTGCCGGTCGTCGTTGTGGTCTCGCATGCGCCCACGATGTCGTAGTCATACGCAGCTTGCGCAGACGCCGGGAGCAGCAGGAGAGCGAGAGCGAGGAGCAGTCTTTTCATCGCGACTAGCCTTGGTCGAATACTGTGTCGATGGTGAAGGTGATGCTGTCGTTTGTGGCAAGGTTCAACACCGAAAAATCCGCGTACATGCGCAGCACCGCGCCGGTCGCAGCTCCAAAGATGCCAACCTCAGTGATCGCCCGCGTGGCAGTCGCCACGATAGTGCCCACAACGCGAAAGGTGTCGTCGGTCGTAGTGGTCGTCACCGCAGACGGTGTGCCGTCCGTGCGGCTCTCAGCAGCCGCCGTAGCTAGGTCGGTAGATGTCGCTCCCTGCCCAGAGCCAGTGCCCCAGCCAAGATGCTTGACGACATCATCCGCGACCAACGCATCGACAACAGCCTTCAGGCCGGTGTTTGTGATTGTCGAAGCCATTGCTTCACTCTCCATCGTTGCCGGTTAAGGATCGTGATCGGATGAGAAATCGCGTACCAAGCCGCATGCCATCCGCTCTTGTGTGTTAGCCGCCCCCAATCCTCGACCGATCCATCGGCGCGAGTGATGACGGCATGCACCCTTGCGTGAGTTCTCGCTTTCTGCGTCTGCCTCACTTTCCTCTCCCCATGTCAACGCGGCCAGGAGCTGTGCGAAAGTTCCTGAAAGCCGGATCGTTCAAAAACTGGTTCATGATGCGCTGCGCCCGATCAGACTTGCCAATCATCAGCTCGCGGAAGCTGATCTTATGGATGCGGCACAGCTCCTCCATGATCGTACCGGGGATCGACGCCACCTTCCTGCCGAGTACGGGATGATCGACAGGCTTCTCGTTGTAGAGCTTCTTGTTCGCCTCGATGAGAGGCTCCACATCTTCGACAGTGGTGATCGTAATCCGATCCTTGCCATCGTCTCCGGTGTGGAGCCAATACTGATCGATGCGATGCCCGTTGCGCTCTGTGGAGAGCAGCTTGGCCATTACAGTGTAAACCCTGCCATGTTGCCAATAGACACGACGCTGGTGCCGCCTTGCCCAATGACGAGCTGCACGGTGTCACCGGCCTTGCCCTCCAGCGGAGACACAAAGTCGATGACGAGGTCGTTGGTGACGTACCAAGACATCACCACCACATCATTCATTTCGAGCTGAACCAAGATGCCAGTCGCGGTCTCGGCAGCAGCTCCGAACGACACGCTGATATGCGTGACGAAATGTCGGCCCGCACCAGATGGAGCAGCCTTCGTCAGCGTCTGTGCCGTGTCGGCATCGCTGACGCCACTCTCAATCCAGTCAGCCGGTTTGGCGACTTGCGATCCCATTAGGTTGCCTCCAGCTCCAGAGTGATGGTGACACGAGCTGTGCCGGTAGACGCGCCGTCAGTCTCGACCTCAATCGCCTGACCTTCTGTGAACGTGTTCAGTGCGGTCGGTGTGCAGCTGTCTACGTCACCAGACGCTGAACTGGCTTGCGCCACGGTGATCAGGCCACCAGTCACGGCAGTGCCGCCGATCTTCAGCGTGAGGTCAGCGTCGGCAGAGCCGATAGCATCGTTCAGGCACGACCAAGCCTTCTTGATCTTCCCGCGAAAGCCGGGAACGAAATAGATTTGGTCAGCCGTCGAGATGTCGGTGATGTCCACGGTGACAAAGCGCCGGGACAGTTTCGGTGTCTTGGGATAGGTGGAAGCCATCTTCTGAGTTCTCCTTAGTGCTTCATCCTAAACAAGAGGCGCGGAACACCACGCTCCGCGCCCCTATTTTCTTACGAGGTCGTCAGGTCGCGAACTGCGAACGAGGATTTCTCGTTGCACGCTTCCAAAGTGTACTCGCAGAGGATTTGCTTCTGGTCGGTGTCGCCGGTCTTCGCCAGCTCGGTCGTGACCATATTACGACCGGGGAGGAACGCCACCTTCCAATACTCCATCTCCAAACCAAACACGTGGTCAACCTGAGTGAACCGATCCGGTACAATCTTCAGGCTCATGGAGAAATCGCCTTCGTAGATGTCGAAGGACGTGTGGAGCGTCTTGTCTTCGGCTTTCTGCATCTTGGTGCCGCCGCCGAACGTGGAGGCAATCTGCCTGTTCCACGATCCACACAGCAGGATGTCGGGATTGCCCCCTTCATCGTAACAAGACTTGATCACCGTCTTGAGCTGGTCTTCGGTGAACTGACGCGCCGAACCACCAGTGATGTAGGCAGCAACGCCGTCGCCAGCAGGTTCCGTGCCCGCTCCGTTGTTGTCCACGCTCGTGATGATCCACGCAGGAACACCAGCACACTCACGTGCAGTCGTGTCGTCACCGCCGACCTTGGCGTTGTTCGCGAGCAGGATTTTCTCCATGTCGCGCTTCAGCTCCTTGGCCCGCTTGAGCATCTGGTAGTCCATCTCGTCTGCGCGACCAGCGGTCGTCACAGAGCGAGCTGTACCGGACACTCGTGCCACCTTGTCCGAAATTGCCGTGTAATTTCCACGGCGAGTGGTGGGCGAAGAAGCGTCTGTCGTTGCATCGTCACCTTCGATGACGAAGTTCGTGGCCGATGCCGCTGCAAGAGCGTCCACCTGCCATTCGTGGTTTGTGTTCGTCGCCTTGATCTGGGAAGCCATGCTCAAGAACGGCGTATCGACCGGCGACACGTCATAGATGACATCCACGAGGTCTTCGCGGATGCCGACCATGTCGTTGGTCGCGTAGGTCGCTGAAGGCTGTGTCATAGCCTATGCCTTTCGCTTTGCTCGGAGCAGAGCCACAGCGTCATCAATCGATCCGCTCGAACGCAGTCGTCGTTGCTGCTGCGCAACCTGCTCTTGGTTGACTTGCGATGGAGCCTTCGGTGTCCCAGGCTTGATCATCTTGGGCACCTTTCTCAATCGCTTCTTCGTCACATCAACCTTACCTTTCGCCTCATCATACAAACGCGCCTTCTCAGCGATAACGAGAAGACGATGATCCGCCGCAGTGTTGATGTCCTCCTGCGTGAACCCTTGGTTCAGAAGAAAGTCCGTCAGCTTGGCTTTCATCGTCGGCAGCTTGTCGGCACTGCCCCAGTCAGGATTGACCTTCGGCATTGCCTCTTGGAGCTTCTGCCCCTGTTCAACAAGGTACTCGCCCTGACGCTGCTGAAACTCCTGCTGCCGCTGGTTCACGCTCTGCTGGTAGTGCTGAACGAGATGCGACTTGAGAGCCTGGAGCTGCTGTTGACGCTCCGAGAACTTGACCTTCTCTGCCGACCATACGGCAGGGTCTTCTTCGTGGAGCGTATTCCAGTCAACGCCTTCAAACTCAGCAGTCAGAACCTTCTCTGCCTGTTCGATGATTGCACCGGCTGTCGCGAACTGAGCCTCTA